GAGATCGGCCAACTGAACAACATCGACGCGGCGTTGCGTGAGTACCAGGCTGTCGACTGGGCGGCGCTGCGCGAGGACGATCCGGTGTCCTACGCGGCGCACATGGCCGACTTCCAGGCGACGAAGGCCCAGCGCGGCGAAGTCGAACGCGGGATCATCCAGAAGCAGCAGTCGCTGACCGCCGCGCAGCAGCAAGCCCAGCAGGAAACCATCGCGCGGCAGGCGCAGGAAGCCCAGGCGCACATGGCCACGCTCGTTCCAGGATTCGGCAAGGAGCACATCGCCCAGATGAACGAGCTCGGATACAAGTCCGGGTTCACTCAGGCCGAGCTCAAGGGAGTGACCGACAAGCGGATGCTGGAAGTCCTCTGGAAGGCGTCGCAGTTCGACAAGCAGCAAAACACCACGCAGAAGGCCATCAAGGCTGTCTCGGCACTGCCCACCAAGGCAGCGAAAGCCGCGCCGGCCGCGAAGCCTGCTGCACAACTTCACATCGAAAAACAAACCCGTCGTCTCGACCAGACCGGCAGCGTTAAGGACTTCGCTGCCGCGCTCGGGATGATCAAACGTTAAAAGGGAATCACCATGCCGCAAATCGCAAACACTTACGCAACCTTCAACGCGACCACCAACCGCGAACAGTTGATGGACAAGATCTGGAACGTCAGCGTTGCAGAGACCCCGACCCTCAAGCTGATCGGCAAGGGTAAGGCCGACGGCGTCTTCGACGAATGGAGCACCGACGCCTACCGCGCGGCCAAGGCGAACAAGGTCGAGCAGGGTAACAACGCCACGCGCACCGCACGTACGCCCCCGCTGCGCTACGGCAACCGCACCCAGATCGTCGAGGACGTCTTCGGCGTCACCGGCACGCAAGAGCGCGTGGAAAAAGCTGGCGGCAAGTCGGAATACAACCACCAGCTGGCGAAAACGATGGTCGAACTGAAGAAGGACATCGAGTACGCCGTCCTGCAGAACACTACCGCCATCGCTGCCGGCGCCGGCGTGGCACCCCAGGCCCGCGGCCTGTTCGGCTTCATGTCGGACAACGTCTCGTTCGGCGTCGGCGGCGCGGCAGCCAACCCGCTGACGAACACCGCTGCCGTCGACGGCGCCACCCGCCCGTTCACCGAAACGCTGATGAAGGGCGTGCTGCAGCAGATGTTCGACAATGGCGCCGACATGGAAAGCCTCTATGGCCTGATGCCGTCGACCCAGCGTGTGGTGTTCGATTCGTTCCTGGCCGGCACCACCCGCTTCGACAAGGCCGAAGACAAGACCCTGACGGCGACGCTGGAGGTCTACATCGGCCCATTCGGACGCGTGAAGACGGTCAACGCGCGCCACATGCGTCAGCGCGAAGTCGCCTTCATCAATCCCGAGTTCCTCGAGCTGGCAATCCTGCGCCCGATGAACGACGAGCCGCTGGGCAAAACCGGCGACACCAAGGACGTGCTGGTGAACTGCGAATTCACCCTGCGCGACTACAACCCGAAAGCGCATGGCGCGGTCCTCGACCTGTCCTAAGCGATCCCGCAGTACCCACCAAGGGCCAGCCTCACCGCTGGCCCTTTTCATTTCCGGATGCCCATGAAACACCTCCTTGACGCCACCAGCAACAGCCAACTGACGATGCAGGTCGAGAACGACGGTTCCGGCGTCATCGTGCAATCGACGGACGTTTCCGCCGCGCTGGCGCGCAACGAGCGCTTGCGCCGCGCCGGCGCGACCAAGACGCACGGCGGTGACCACTACGCCGCGAGTATCCCCATCGACCTGCTCAACGAATGGGCGACGAAGCGCGGCACGACCTGGGAGGTGGTCGCACGCGAAGACAGCATGCTCGACGCCTTCCTGGCTGAGCACAGCAAATGCCGCATCTACGAGGGCCGCATCTGATGAACTACGGCGAACTGAAGGCCGCGATCGCGAATCGCCTGGGCCGCACCAACCTGACCGCCGTCATCCCCGATTTCATTGCCCTGGGCGAGCCGCGCCTGTACCACGGCTTCCAGGACATCGAAGTCCAGGTCAAGCCGTTGCGCCTGCGCGCGATGCTGGCCAAGGAGACGGCGAGCCTGGCCGCCCTGCCCGACCGCTACCTGTCGATCGATCGCCTGACCGTGAACGACGGCGCCGGCCCGCGCTCGCTCGAGTACGTGACGCCCGAGCGCTTCGCCAACTTGGCGCCGACCGGCTTCGCCCGCGTCTACACGCATCAGGATGGCGGCATTTCCATCGAGGGCGGCACGCCGGCCGTGTTCGCCCTGTCCTATTACCGGCGCTTCCCCACCCTTGTGGCCGACAGCGACACGAACTGGCTGCTGACCAACTTCCCGAACGTGTACCTGTATTCGGCGCTCATCGAGGCGTATGCGCACCTGAAGGACGACGCGCGCATCCCAACCGCCGCGCGCATGTACGCCGCTGCCACTAACGCGCTGATCGACTCCGACCAGGCCGAGCGTCATAGCGGTTCGACTCTGACGATGGGGAGCGCACGATGATTCCATTGATCGGTTTCGCGCCTGACGCGGACAGCACCACGCCGGGCGCGCTGATGGACTGCGCCAACGTGATCCCGACGCTGCGCGGCATGGCCGGCGCGCCCTCTCCGCTTGATGCCGGCCTGGCCGCGCTGCCGACCGAATGCCGCGGCGGCGGCGTGCTCACCCGCCTCGATAAGCTCAATCGTGTGTTCGCCGGCACCCGCACGAAACTGTACGAGCTGTCGGGAGTGACCTTCGTCGACCAATCGCGCGCCGGCAGCTACACCGGCAGCGTCGAGAACCGCTGGCGCTTTGCCCAATTCGGCAATGCCTCGCTCGCTTGCAATGAGACCGAGCAGCTGCAGGTTTCGACCGGCACGGGCACGGCGTTCGCCGACATCCCGCAGTCGCCCAAGGCGCGGATCATCGAGACCGCGTCCGGCTTCGTGCTGGCCTTCGGCCTGAATGCTACCTACGTGGGCGGCGACCGGCCTGACGCCTGGGCCTGCTCGCACATTTATGACCACCTGACCTGGACGCCGGCGTCGACGAACCAGGCGGCTTTCGGCTACTTACTGGAAACGCCCGGCGATATCCGCGCAGCGAAGCGCTTGGGCAAGGATGTCGCGGTCTACAAGGAGCGTTCGCTGTACCTGGGGCGCTATGTCGGCCCGCCGGTGATCTGGCAATGGGATCTGATCGCGTCGAACGTGGGCGCCATCAGCGCGGAAGCGGTCATCGACACCGGCACCGCGCATGTGTTCATCGGCCGGGACGACTTCTGGCTGTTCGACGGCTCGCGGCCACGCCCGATCGGCGCGCCCGTGAAGGAATGGTTCTTCGCCAACTCGGATGCCACGTACCGCTACCGGATCCGCTCGCACTTCGACCAGGCCAAGAACCTGTGCTGGTGGTTCTATCCGACACCTGGCTCCGGCGGCGCGCTGACCGACGCCCTGGTCTACAACCTGAATAACGAGCGTTGGGGCCGCGTGTCGTTGCCGATCGAGGCCGTGTTCCAGTACCAGGGCGCGGAGACGAACTACGACAACTGGCCGGCGGATGCGGCGGTGACCTTTGAGACCATTCCCGACCTGCCGTTCGATTCGCCCGCGTTCGACACCAGCAGCTCGGCGATGGGCGTCGTGGCCCTCGATCACAAGATCAAGACTATCACCGGCCCGTGCGGCGCCGCCTCGCTGACCACTGGTGACTTCGGCGACGACGAGCAGTTTACGACCCTTGGCCGCGTCACGCCGCGCTTCACTGCGCGACCGAGCGCATCGAGCCTGACGCACTACACGCGCGACGTCGACGGCGGCGTGCTGGAGAGCCGGGGTAGCAATGCCCTGGCCGGCGCCCACTACGACACCCTGGCCTCCGGGCGCTACCACCGCGCGCGCATCGACCTGCAAGGCAATTTCGAAATCGTCGGCTTCACGCCGGCACTCACCCCGGACGGCTACGAATGAGACTTTCCAACGACGCGCGGCTGCCGCAGGACGACACCATGCCCGGCCTGAAGCGGCGCCTGGTCGAGATCGTGCGCGACATCGTCAACCAAGTCAATTTCCTGTCCGAGGGCTCGATTCGAGCCTCTACCAGCGCGATGGCGGCGCCGCCGGCGACAGGCAGTTACACGACGGGCGACTTCGTGCGCAACAGCGCGCCGCAGGAGCTCGGCGCCGCCGGGAGCAAATACGTGGTGACCGGTTGGCTGTGCGTGGCCGCGCCGACCACCTTTGTCCAACAACGCTGCCTGACGGGGAACTGATGCTGCGCGTGATCGAACCGAAACACCTGGCTGCCGAGTGGGAGCGCGTGCGCGCCGGCCTGCTCGAGGTCAAGAAGGCCACGACCGACGACTGGCTGCCGGAAGACGTTTACATGGCGCTGCGTCAGGCGCAGGCCTCGCTCTACATCGGCACCGGCGCCGCCGGCGAATACCTGGGCTTCGTGGTGCTGCGGCTGCTGCCGACGTTCCACGGCTCCAAGGTCGAAGTCTGGTGCGCGCACTCGGCGACCAAAAAGCCAGCCCTGCGCGCCTTCCTGCCGCACATCAAGGCCATCGCCGCGAACAACGGCGCGACTCGCATCGGCTTCTCGTCGGCGCGGCCGGAATGGGCTGCTGCAGCTGTGCGCCTCGGCTTCACCCCGAAACAAGTCAGCTACGAACTCACCCTATAAGGAGCCCTCAATGAGCGGCGGAACCCCAGCCAACACGACCAGCAAGACCACGACCGAGCTTCCATCCTGGGCGCAGGCATCCGCACACAACCTGCTCGATCGCGGCAATGCCCTGTCGATGAAGGAGATGCCTGTTTACGACGGCCAGCGTTCGGCAAGCTTGAACGGCATGCAGCAGCAGGGCATGAGCATGGTGCAAAACCGGGCACAGAACGGCTCGACCGAGATCAACGCCGGCAGCCAGACGCTGCAAGGCACGCTCGGCGGCCAGTACCTGGGCCGCGACACCGGCACGAACCAGTACATGGGCGGTCAGCCGACCGGCCAGAACGCCTACATGGGCGACAACCCCTACCTGCAGCAGTCGATCGACAAGGCGGCAGGCGACATAACGCGCAACTACAACGGCGCGGTGCAGGGAACCGACGCCACAATGGCGCGCGCCGGCGCATTCGGCGGCTCGGCCTGGCAGCAGGCGCAGGAAGGCAATTCGCGCAACCTGGCGCAAGGCCTTTCGGACTCGGCGACGTCGATGCGCATGCAGAACTACAACCAGAGCGCCGGCCTGGCCGAAAGCGCCCTGGCGCGCGGACAGCAAGCTTGGCAGACGAACGCAGGCCTTGCCGACACCGGCCTGGCGCGCAACCAGGCCGCGTTCGAAGGTGAGCGCGCGCGCCAGATGGCCGGCGTGCCGCTGGCCCTCCAGTATGGCAATCAGGCTTACACCGACGCGGCGCAGCTGCAAGGCGCGGGCGAAATCCAGTACGGCGCCGACCACCAGCAGCTGGCCGACCAGATGGCCTATTTCAACGAGAAGGCGCAGTCGCCATACAAGCAGCTGGACGTTCTCGGCAACTCGATCCGCGCGGCGGTCGGCGGCGGCTCCACCGTCAGCCAGTCGGCACCTGGTTCCAACCCATTTGCGCAGGCCGCTGGCGGCGCTGCTGCACTGGCCGGCTTGCTCGGCTAACAACAAGGAGAAGACATGTCGGGAATCGAAACAGCTGCGGCCCTGGGCGCTGCAGGAAGCGGCGCTGCTGCCGGTGGCGCGGCCGCTGGTGCAGGTGCTGCCGGCGCGGCCGGCGCAGGAGCAGCAGGTGCTGCGGGTGCTGGCGCCGCCGGCGCCGCCGGTGCGGCTGGTGCTGGCGCGCTCGGGGCCGGTGCTGCCGGAGCAGGCGCGCTGGGTGCAGGTGCTGCGGGCGCTGGAATGCTCGGTGCTGGCGCTGCCGGCGGCGCGATGGCCGGCACTGGCGCTGCCGGCGGCGCGATGGCCGGCACTGGCGCGGCGGCGGCCGATGCTGCGCTGGCTGCCTATGGTGCGGGCCTGGCCGGTGAAGGCGTCGGGGCCGGCATGCTGGCGGCGGAAGGCGCAGGCGCAGCTGCACCTGGCGCTATGACGTTCGTGACGCCAGCCGTGACGCAGGGAGGCGGCATGCTGGCCGGTGGCGAATCGGCCACCGCGGGCATGTCGTCGCTGGATGCGATCGCAGCCAGCCAGCCAGGATACATGGCGAACGGCGCCGGCCTGGACGCCGTAGCAGCGAGCCAGCCCGGGTATGTCGCAAACGGTGCGACGCTCGACGGGTTGAAGGCCGGGTCAGCTTTTGGTGCTGCTGGAAAAGCAGCATCGAGCTACAGCACGGTCAGCAACGCGGCTGGCGGCAATCAGCCAGCGCGCCAAGCCCCCGCCGGGCGCCCGGTGTACCAAGGCGAGCACACGCCGATCGCCCCCCAGGGCCAGCCGACACCGAATCAAAACGCAGTACTTGCCGCGATCGCGCGCCGCCGCCAGCGCGGCTTCTAAGGAGAGAACATGGGAATTTTGGGCGACTACCTGCCGAACTGGCTTCCGGAAGACCCGAACAAGAACGCGGCCGCGCGCCAGGGCCTGCTGACGGCCGGCGCCGCGCTGATGGGCGGACGAGGGAACCTCGGCGAGATCCTTGGCGGCGGGCTGATGGCGGGCACGCAGGGCTACCAGGGCGCGCTGGCGCAGCAGCAGCAGGATCAACTCCGCCAGGCGCAGATGCAGCAGACGCAGCTGGAAAACAAGAAACTGCAGGCCGCTGCCGACGAACTGATGCAGTTGCAGAAAATCCTCTCCGGTGGCCAGACCGCACCGATGGGGCCACCCCCGGGCCTTCCGCGCCTCGGCGGCGCGCCCGTCGCTGGCGCATCTGGTGGCGCCGCGCCCGCAGCGATCATGCCGGCGGCACCTGCCGACCAGTACGCAACGCTGATGGGCTATGCCGAGCGCCTGACGCAGGCCGGGCGCCCAGCGCAGGCGAAGCCCTACTACGAGATGGCCGAAAAGCTGCGCCCGAAGCTGAAGGAGCAGGCCGAGCGCACGATCAACGGCGAGCCTGTCATGGCAAACGTCTTCGAGGACGGCCGAACAGAGCGTGTCAACGACTTCGCGCCTGCGGCCAAGCCGCTGCACTTCGCAAACACCGGCGGGAGCACCGTAGCGTTCGATCCGTTCACCGGGAAGCCGGCCAACACGATCCGCAACACGCAGTCGCCTGATTCGGTTGCCAGCGGCGCCGTGCAGATGCGCGGACAGAACATGACCGACGCCCGCGCGCGCGAGCAGCTGGAAGCTGGCCGCAACCAGGTCGTGCAGTCCGACGAAGGCCCGGTACTGGTCAACACCCGCAGCGGCGCCGGAAAGGTGATCACGGGGCCGGATGGTGGGCGCCTGGCTGGCGTGCAAAAGCCGATGACCGATGCCCAAAGCAAGGCCCTGCTGTTCGGCTCGCGCATGCAGGAGTCGAACCGCATTCTCGGCTCGCTGGCTGCCGAGGGCACGCAGACGTCGATTCCTGGCTCGCGCGCGCCCTTCATCGGCGGCATGGTCAATGCCATGTCGAGCGATAACCGCCAAATGCTCGACCAGGCAAAGCGCGACTTCCTGTCGGCAACGCTGCGCCGCGAGTCGGGCGCGGTCATTTCCGACGGCGAAATGGCGAATGGGGACAAGCAGTACTTTCCACAGAT